CCTTGACCTCTTAGTTTTTTTCTTTTTGGTAATCTTTTATTAAATGACTTTGCGTGTCTGCCTGGACGCTTTCTTGGAAATTCTTTTATGAAAGTTATTGAACCTATGGATGATTTTTTCTTAGCCATTCTACGTCGTAATCATCTAGTTTTAAATATTTAATTGAACCATTTACATATTGTCTTGTATCTTCACCACAGTTTGTACATCTAAAATAATCACTTACGATTGCAACTAAAATTGCATCTTCTTCACAGTTTGGACAAATACCTGCAACTGTTTCAATGTTACCTAATTTAATTAAATGTAATTTATCTTTCACCACGGTTTATATTTCACCTTACCATCTTCTCGATAAGCAATCAATGATTGCTTACGATTTAAATCTGATGAATAACTACAATGGACCCACCCTGATGATGGTTCTCCTTCCTTGTAGAACTCAAGAATAATCTGGTCCCAAATAAGGTTATCTCTAATCCATTGTGCTAATTCTTTATTATCTACTCCTGGTATTTCAAAGTCAGCTGCTGCTGAATTATTATCTGCGCAATGTTGACTGTTAATACTAGAACCTATTTCAATATTTAATTCTGCACAACGAAATCCGCTACGAATGATTAAAGGTTTGTCAAACTCACTACGTACTGGTTGTAAAATATTTACAGCTAGTGCTTTTAAATTGTCTATTTGTTTTGGAGAAGGATTATTATTAATGCCTTTCCTCTCCGCTATATCGGACTTAGTCATTTCGTCCAATGTTATATTGGCTGTAAGTTTCATCTTATAATATTTGTTCGAATGGATTTAACTTTATTAATTTTCCTGGACATTTACAATAGTTAAAAACTTTACAAATTTTACACCAAATTTTAGTCATATTATTTCTTTTGACCAAAATATATCAATAATACAATGATTACAATGGCTAATGCTAACATTATTTCGCTTTAATGATTTTTTCAATTGTTAAACTTCCGTCCACGTTTTTTGTTATCTCAGCCTCTACTTCACCGCACATAAATTTTTTATTTTCCATACTTATATTTCTCTCTGCTTCCCTTTTATGCTTAAGACAGTTAGATATTGAATCTTGAATCCTGTGTTCTACTAATTGTCCATTAATAAATAAACATAATGCTATTACAAAACTTACTCCCATTATACAAACCTTCCTTTATTTGGTCCTTTTTTAATCATATATTTGGATGTGCCATTAGCACCTATTTCTACTTCTTTACGAAGCATTTGAAAAAATTTCATTTCTTTTTTTGAATCTGAAGATTCTTGTGCGTATTTAATACTTTTGTATTGATTTATTTTATCTCTATCAGCCATTACTTCATCCTCCAATATTCAGTTATTTGTTTCCATTCACACTCGAAATCTTCACAAGTATAATCATACTCCTGGAAGGTTCCTGCATTAATGCCCGTTTCCATTCCCATTACTAAATTTAATATCTCTTGTTGCGTCTTTAAGTTTTTCAACATCTTTTTTTAATTTTTCTATTTCCTCTTCCATCATTTTGATCATTACACCGGTATGTAAATTTTCATCTAATAACGTTTGATGCTTTTCTATTTGTTTTGATGTCCATTCAAGAAGCATAAATTGCTCCTGGTCAATAGGCTTCTGGACGCTCGCCTCTAGTAAATCTTTTTCAAATAGCTGGTCCCTTGTCTCTAGTTTATTGAGTCTTTCAATTACCCCAAAGGCAAACCACGCGGCAACTGCTACGGCACCTATAATAGATAAAAGGTTTCTAAGTGGCAAAGCCACGTTAGTTTCATCGTTTATTTTCATAAACTCTATTTAATACTTATTGTTTATAGGATCAATTACTCTTTTTTCTCTATTTCATAGAACATTTTGTCAGAATCTTCCGTAACCCATTCCGAACCTTCAACGTCCCAGTAAGTAGTTTGGACCTTATAATCTGGCCAATCGGACTCAGTAGTGTAATTATTAACATTCCACAGAATGCGATTATTAGGCTGAGCTGCATAATTACCGTTAGCAAGAGCCAGTATATGCGCACACTTATGTTCTTGAGGAATTTCAGAATGTTCGGTATTGAGAATATTAGTTTCAGGATGCGCCCAGTCAACAGTAAAGAGATATTCTCCTTTATAAAATTTTTTATCTTTGCCACGATATTTTCCTTCTACACCAGCCAACCAATCAAAGATATGAACGCTAGGCCAATAACTAAAACAATTCCACAATTGTAATTCGTCGACTTGCATATCTGGCACTTGTTCTCTAGAAAAACGTTTTTGGAAAAACGCTGAGATAGGCAACCGATAATAGATGGCACCATTTGGCAACATAATGTGAAATAAGATAGCACGACCTGAAATAGAGCTAAGACCGAAGATAACACATTCACGCTCGCCTCTTTTAGTGCTGTCCAAGTCATAGAGATACTCGGTCTTAATCTTACAATAAATTGGTGGTATGTTAGCGTTAAGGTATGCCATATTTTATCCATAAATATCTCCCCAAGAATTACCTGATTCATAATCAACTTTATTTGGGACCGCAAGTGTAACAGCATTTTCCATAATCTCAATGATTTTTTTAGCTTGTTCTTCTGATTCTACTGAAATGTCTAATTCATCGTGTATTTGTATGTGAGGTATTATGCCTTCATTATATAAATCTAACATTGCTTTCTTAGTCATATCCGCTGCTGATCCTTGTATTAATTTATTTAAAGCTTTGTATGTAAATGCTCTTTTAATTCTTCCTCTACCATAAGTTCTTTCAGCTTCTTCTAAAGTCATTGGAGTATGCATACCAAAAGTATTTGGTTCCCATTTATCAAACCTACATCTACGTCCTAATAAAGTTCCAATTGATCCAGATAATTGTGCGTGCTGTGATGTTCTATTCATTAGTTCTCTAACAAAAGGTACATTTTCGTGATACTGATTAAATAAATTTTCTGCTTCTGCTTTAGTTGATAAACCTAATTCAGCTTGTAATTTTGCTTTTCCCATTCCATAAAATAATCCTAAGTTAATTGTCTTAGCATTAGTTCTAGATATGCCTGCCATATCAGCTACTGTTTGGTGGAAATCTACTGAATTATCTTTGAATTTAGCCACAATTTGAGCAACAGAATCATCATACATTATTGGATCAGTTGTTGCCGCATAATGTACTACAAGTCTTGGTTCTTGTTGTGAGTAGTCAAAACAACCCCATTTATGATTTATTTCTGGAAGAAACAAACCTCTTATCATTGGTCCTAAATCTTTATTTCTTGCAGGAATTTGTTGCAAGTTAGGATTTGAATAACTAAATCTTCCTGTAACAGTTCCACCTTGATCAGATCGAATTGGATTTATGTCAGCGTGTATTCTTCCTTTGTGTTCGTGTCTTAATATGGTATCTATGAAAGTTGTGTGAGCTTTATTAATTTCTCTGGCCTTATCAATTTTTTGTACTAGAGGATGCTTATGCTGGGAGAGGAAATTTTTTGTAAATGATGGTGCATTTGACTTTAGAGTTCTTTCATAGTGTAAACCAAGTTTGTCAAAAACTTGCGCAATGGACCTTGCTGCCCAAATTTGTGTATCAACTCCTGTTTCTTTTTTTATTTCTAACAGTAGCTGTTTTTCTTGCTCTGTTAATTGGTCTTTCAGCAACTGTGCTTGCTCTACATCTACTCTCACTCCCTTAAATTTCATATCAATCAAACAAGGAAAGAGCTGAGTTTCTAAATCAAATACATTAGATAAGTTTTGTTTTTGTATCTCTCTTGATAATACTTTAAATAATTCTAATGTAAGTTCAGCATCTTTTTCTGCATAAGCTCCAACATACATCGCAGGTAGTTTATACATTTCTGATTTTGCATCTACACCTGCAGCTTCTGCTGCTTCCTTTAATCCTTTTTCATCTTTGACTTCTCTTAAATATTCAAACGCTATACTATTTAATGTGTATGATATTCTATTTTCATCAATCAATGATGACATAACCATTGTATCTACAATGAAACCATTTATTTCAATTCCATAAGCTCTCAACCAACACACGTCATACATTGCATTATGAAATATTTTAGTGTTAGGTGCCTTACAAACTTCTTTTACATAATCTAATACTATTCTTTTATCTAAATTACCTTCTCTATGTCCTATTGGATAGTAACCTGACCAACCATCTACTGCAAATGCAACACCAATTATTTCTCCTTCACCAATAACTGCACCTGATCCTCTTGTTTTTAAGTTTGGATCTCTAGTTTCTAAGTCAATTGAAACATATTTATATTTAGATAAATCTGGAAAATGATCTGGACAAGTCCATTCTGTTTGTGCTGTAAACATATTTATAACCTTTCAAATAGTACATTCTCACCAGAAGAAGGTCTTCCAGGTTGAATTTGTTTTATTTCTTCTTGCTCTACTTTATACGATAGATACTTAACATAATCTGGTAAATAAGCATCATCAATTAATAATCTACCACCTTTTGGTAGGTATTTCAAAGACCAATCTACATCAAAATAAAAATTACCTAAACCGTGTCCACCATCAACGTGAATAAAATCTAAAGGCATTTGTGGTTTTTTACCTTTTAATATTTTTTGACTTGATGCACCATAAAAATTAAATCTATTACCATAATGATCTCTTAAAAATTTTGCACAAGGAACAGTATAAGGATGTTCACATATATCTATTGAAGTTAATACTATATCTGAATTAGCGGATAATATTATTGCTGAACTATGACCTGCATTAAAACCTATTTCTAATCCATATTTACAACCTTTTACTGCTTCTCTTAAATATTCTCTTTTCCAAGATCGTTCTTTTATAGGTATAGAATCTTTATTAATTTGTGTTTGATGAATGAAACAATAGTTTCCTTCTACTCCACCATTAACTATATTATTTAATTCAGAAATTATTTTTAATTCTTCATTACCCCAAGACTCCTCACATTGAGGAATGTTCTTAGGATAATAATCAAAATAATTTACTTGTTTAGGTTCTTTCATAATATAGCAATTATAAATTTTTGAAATGCAAAAAAGTATGCAAACGTAGCTAATACCAAAAATATTAAATCTGTTACTGCTTTTGGATTCATTACTTTTTGTCTTTCAATTTTTTTATTTCTAATTCACAATAGTGAATTATTTTTTCTATGTCTTCTATTCCATTTTTATTTTTATAGCGACACACATACTTAATAACATTACCTTGAAAGAAACTCAAGTCATTCTTAGAAATGAATTCATAAGGTTGAATGCAAAAAGTTTTATAATGTTTCCCGCCTACCTGCCTTTCTTGTGGAAAGACTTTTTCAAACATATTTTTATTCGTCATATTATTTCTTCTCCTATGTTATATTGATATTCATAACCTTGATTCATTATGAATAAGTTTTCTTTTGCTCTGGTTACACCAACAAAGAATAATCTATGTTCGGTGTCTTTATTTACTTGAGC